ATATAGTTAAATCACCGCCTGGTGTTGATGCTATTAATGGCACATAGCTTAATGCTTTTACATTGTAAGTTCTACCTACCTCGTTTAAGTTTGGTTTAATTTCAATTAGCTGCGCTCGAATTCTTGCCTGTAAAAATTCACCGCTCGGTGTTTGAGAATCCCTTGTTACTATGTCTACAATATCACCAAGCTTGCTACCAGCTAGCTTTCTTTCTTCCATCTTAAAGCTTAGTTCTTCTGGTGTTCTCGCAAATCTTTGCACGTATCGAGACACTAAAATGAATGCGCTGTCAGGGCTGATAAAGTTACTTGAATCAAATTCCTTTACTTTAACGCTACCGTATAAATCGTCTGTTTCTGTGGCAATGTCTTTGTGCAATGTTAGCTGTGAGTAGTTTGTATCATCGTCATTTTCAGCTTGAAAGTCCTTTTTATTTCTAATGTAGGCCCGGCTGAATCTTGTGTTAGCTCTTGTCGATGTTCTTAAATTAGTTAAGTCGTTACCTTCTGTTATTGTTCTTATTGCCTCTTTCCACGCTGATGTTGCGCTGACAATGGCTTTTTGCGTTGATTGGTCTAGCCATAGCTCTATCATGTAATCAGATAGTAATTTGTTAATTAGCTTGTCCGTTTCTGTGGGGCTGTGAAATACTCCATATAAAAATGCGTTTTCATTCCAATCTGAAATTTCATCATCCCACTGAGTAAAGTCAACGTATGAAGATAACCCTATCGCGTCAAAAATGTCCTGTAGCACGTTAGACAGAAACGTTTTATTCATCACATAACATATTTGAACGGCTGAATCAGCTGAGTGCTCCTCTGTGTTTGTTTTGTATACGATAATGCTATCTACTGCTGTTAGTGTTGAGCCACGAGCAAATACAGTTAAATTATTAACGCTCACGCTTTGCACTGACATTAACTCTTTATCTATTATAATCACGTCACTAGCAGCAAACAGTGAGCCATCGTTAACGGGTATAGTTGTTGTTGATGCGTCAATATCAGCGGTTAAAGTCGCCTCTGTTGGAATGGGGAACTGCTGGCTAAATGACTCTAAATCTTGCAATGCGTCTTTAGCTTGTATCGTAAATCGACCGCTCGTTAATGATGCGTTTTCAATGTAATGCTCAGAGCTACCAACTTCCTCCGGCGTTTCTGACCCATTAACTATCGAGTAATAATGAGTGATTATTTTTTTGCCATCTAAGATATTTCTCGCTTTTAATTTGCCAAAAAAAGTACCATCTTCACTAAAATTAATCGGCCCTGGGTCTCCTTCAAAATCATTCATTGTTACAGACATAGTGCCACGACTTGCCATTCCTTCACCGGGCTTTAATCTTGGCGTAGATTCATTACCACTCGCCACAACTCGCCACACTGAACTGTTTAGTCGTGATTGAATGTTTATCGACGTTGCTGGCGGCTGCATTATCGGAGCTGCGTTATCAGTAAACCACAGCGAGTAAGTTGCATCACTGCTTTCTGCGCATGTAATAGGGGTATGCCATGCGTCATTTAAGTCATCAATAGGCGTACACACTGTGCAATAAGGTAACTGCAATTCATACAGTATAAAGTGGCTCTGTTTAAAGTGGTCGTTTAATGCCATTAGAATAACGCCTCCGTTGATTTAGCGAATGCGTTGAATGTTATTGCAGAAACTCCTAGCGACCTAGTTTGTCCATGAGCGCCAGTCATTGCCGGCACTGCGTTAAACCCTGCGTAACTGTGGAATTTATCCAAGTCCTCAAGAATATAAAACGTGTTGTTTGCGGCGAAGTTAATAAAATTATACCACCCGTCGAAATCTCGCATTACATTATTAGGCACAGTTAGAGTGCATTTTAATGAGCGTGATTCGTAAGACAGATTAACGGGTGAATTATCGAGGCCAACACTTGAGCGCGCTTTAATGTTTGGTACTGTCCAAGGTCTACGGTATCCGCCCTGCTCGCCTCTTGGGATTTCGTAATAATCACCGATAGCAATTTCAGCAATAGATATTTTACCTGTGCCTTTAATTACCATTGTGATTCTTCTAGCGTTTGCTATGTCAACTTTATACATCATTACAGATGATTCTATAAAACCTAAATCTGTATCGTCTACAGTACCGCCAAGGCTTACAGTCAAGTCAAAAGGGTCTGTTGATACAAGTTGCTCGCTACTTACTGTTTGCCAGAATATAGGCTCAGGCTCACTTGACGCTGTTATTTTAATAGAGTCTTTTTTTGCTATGTTTGTTCCGCCTAATGCTATATATCCTATGTCCATATTTACAGGAAATACAAACTCTATTTTTACCTCCCCTGCTAGTGTGTCAACGTAAACACTTGAGTAGTCGCCATCTGTTACAACGTTAATATCCTGCAATGCGCTTGCTGGAGTTGCTGTAAGCACTGCTAATTTAGCAAAATTTGTTATTGATGCAATCATGTTATGGCCCCGTTGACTTTAGCTTTACTCAGTATACCACTTAATGCCACCGCGAGGTCATCGTCGCCACTTTCAATGCTTATAGTAATGTTTTGTGATTGAGACGCGCCACTTACATCTGTATCGCTGATTGATAATTCTGTTGTTTGCTCTGGCTCTGTAGGTTGCGCGCCAACACTAGCGACGCCACCACCTCCACCACCGCCTTTTTCTGTGCTATTAATTTTAACTATTTGAGCTGCGCCCGCTACAGCAGTGGCAGCGGCGGCCACCCAATTTTGCTGTGCTAGCGCCTTAGTAATTCCCTCGTACGTGTTCATTGCAGCAAGCCCGGAAGATACAAGCTTACTGTTTTCAAATAGCGCGTTACCTATGGTATTTGCAGCTCCGAAATAATCAAGGTCTGACTTTTCCTTTTTGCTGTTCTTTTTATCAATCTCGTCAGCGTCACTGTCAGAAATGTCCTTAAATAAATCTGATAAGCTAGACTCTCTTTGTGCGTCTGCTTCTGCTGCGTTCTGCTTTATTCCTGCTAAGCCCTCCTGGTACTCCTGTTCAAGCAATAGTTTTAGTTCGTTGTTTTCGCCAATTATTAGCAAATCAGCATCAAGCTTTTGCTTTAATAACTCCTCTTCGGTTTTAAATCTATCAGCTATCGCCTGTATCTCGTCACCAGTGCCACCACCACCGCCGGTTATGCCTGATGCTGATATTGTTCCGCCTGTTAGTCTTTTTGCATCTGCTACACGTTGCGCCGTTAACTCTGCTTCGCGCTCAGTTAGCTCCTTAATATTAACTACCAAACCTTCTACTGCATCTTTTCTCTTTTTTAGTATATTCTGATATATACGACTACCCTGAACTCCTGACTCTAGGCCTTCTCCTTCTATTTTAGCAAGCTCTAGTGATGCTATGGTCAAATCTCTTGTTGCATCTTTTAACTGTGATTGTATAGATGCTAGGTTTGTGATCTCGGCTGGTGTTTTAAATGCGTTAATAAAATTAACCACAGCTTGCGTAGCTTCTGGAACAACTTCAATAACACTATTAAAAAACTCACTTAGTAATGGTGCTATTTGAGCGGATATTAGATTGCCGCCTTTTACAAGAGAATCAGTCATTAAGTCAAACGAAGTTGCTGCGACATTTAGCCCATCCATCTCTGTAGATGTTAATTTCATGGCTTTAGTTGCTGCGCTGTATGTGCTAGTTAATGTTTTTAACTCTTTTGAGTTGTTGGTAAATAATGGAATTAATCGTGATAAGTCATTACCCATTGACTCAAGAACGAATACCATCTCGTTACCACTTGCTCCTGCCGCTTCCATTTGAGAAACCATTTTCCCGATAACTTGATCGCTTGACATATTTTCAAACTCTCGCGCCGCTTGCATGGCTTGCTCTTTGGTAAGCCCGATAATATCAGCGAAGTCTTGAAACGCACCAGTACCGACCTTTCCAAATTCACCCATTTTATCAGATAAATCTTTGCTGATATCGGCTATCTGCTCGGCGTTAATGCCATACTGCTTAGTCGCAAAAGCAAGCGCTTCAAAGTCATCTGTTGATAGTTTCGCTTGTTTAGATAGGAGTGATAATTCTCTTTGTGATGATGCAGACTTTAAGACAACAGCGGTTAATGCAGTAGCTAAGGCTAGACCAGCAACAGCTGCGACCTTTAATTTACTTCCTACTTTTGCCGCTGTCTCACCCATTTCTTTTAGGGATTTATCTGCCTTTGTGGTTTTCTTTTCGGTCTTATCAAGTTTATTGTTAACGTCTTTTAATGCCTTTTCTAGCTTGGCAGTTCTTGCATCTAATTCGACTATGAGTGTTTCTTTTGCCATGTGTTACTCCATGCCTAAATATTCTTTTGTTGCACCGTTAGCCATGCGCTCGGCGTTAAGCATCAGTGAAAGGTCTTGCTTCTGTTCTGCTTTCAAATCAAACAGGTAACGAACTTCTATGAAGTCAAGATTCCAAGCCTCGGAAGGTGCTATTTTTAAATCGTTAACGCATAATTTCCACCACTGAAAGTGATCGAACTTAAACGCATAAGCACCTTTTGTTCTAGCAGTTAGGTATCTGCATGAGACTTTTTTACTTCCTCTGCCTCAGTGCTGAACGTTTCATTTATTTGATGAGCTATGCTGACTAGGATTAATGGGTAAGGATTGATTTTGCCATCCTCTAAATCAACAGGTAGCCAGCCAACACGAAACATTGCGTCTTCAATTTCAGCGATAGGAATAGACTTATCTTCTGCTTTAACTAATGCGTGAATTAATTCCGCAGCCGTGGCAAAGTCAACGACATTATAAACGCACCTACATCGCGTCAGTGTTGATTCTTTTTCTGACTTCATCCAATCATCAAGGAATGCGATTAAAGTGTGCCACAGGTCTTTCCCCGTAGCACTCTTAAATTGCTTCATGGCACCAAGAGTCATCTTAAATGGATACTCTTTGTAACATAAAGTAAACCGCATTAAACTGGCACTTGTGGTGTACGGATTACTTCACCGCTTGAGTTAAAACTAATAGACGTTGATACCTTATCGCCGTGAGGGGCTGAATCACTCATGCCAGTTGGAGAAAACTTACCCGCTAATGCCTCAGCAGATGATCCAAATTTAAATGTATAATCATCTTGAGTGCCAACATAAGCCTCGGCTTTAACCGCTTCGTAAGTCGCATCACTGTTATAAACCAGCGTCCCAGCAAACACAATTTGCTTTGCTGATAGCTCGCCATCAAGTGAAGTAACCCAATCTTCATACGCTTTGTTGCTAATATCAATAAGTGTTCCGCCGTATGTAATGGAAAACTCCATTTGGCCCACTAAAACCTCAGTGCCTGCAACTCCTTTGTATACCAAACAGGTAGTACCGTTTAATTCACCGCTCATGTTAATCTCCTAACCTAATATAATTAATAGTAATGTCCCTTACATTCCAGCCACCTGTTTTTCTCGGCGGTTGTAATTCAGAGTTCAATATTGAAACTGTTACGCTATTATAACTTGTCTGAACGTTTTCCGCGAATGCTGTTAAAACCTCATTCATTGCAGTTAGTTGCTGTATGTCATAAGTCACGTTTGCGCCATCGTTATCATTTGCCTTTATGTATACCGACACCTGAAACAAGCCATCCTCTTGAGCGCCAGCAGCAGTCTTTGATGTAACTCCGACGCCTACAGGAAAGTAGTCAGCGCTTAACCAAATATCCTTACCTTTTGGGCTGAACTTGTTATTGCCCCATGCAATATCATTGTTATTGTCAATGCCAGTTATCGACTGCTGCGTAAGGTGATTAACTAGCGCGTAATATGTACCGGGTAAATCACTCATAGTTTTTTAATCCTCGCTTCCATCTTTTTAATGTTAATTCTGACCATGCCGTTAGGCGCTTGCCTTGAGTAACCGCCAGCGGAAAGCTTCTGATATTTGTTACCCGTCCACGTACCTAATTCAGCGGGGTTAGGATAGCCGCCGTATTCAATAGTATTTGCATAAGGTAGGTTATTAGTGAAGTAAACTTTTTTATCGAGTATGTTAGTTGGCATTTTACCCAGTTCACCAAGAGAAGATGATCCGCTTGTACTGCCGCCCCTTGTTTTACTGCTTGGTTGGCCCACTGTTAAAAACCAATTATTTCTAAGCCTGCCACCGTCCTTAAAATGCACTGGAGTAGCGAAAACTATGGCTTGCAATCCCTTTATATAAACGACTGATAGCTTTTTGTTTAGTATATTAACAGTTTCCTTAATTGCCTTATCAAGCCTATCTCTGCCGATTAATGGCATTACATATCCCGCACTATTGATTTATACACTAACACGACACCAGCAGGCTCTGATGGCTTAGTCGATACGACATACATCTTACGCGAGCCCTGCTCAATCTTATCGTTAACGCTAATTAACACATCTGAGCTAGATACTAATTCTCTGTCTCCTTCTTGTATTAACGTGTTGGTCATCTGATTAATGTTGATGTTTTTAAATATAGCATCAACTAATAATGTGTTTTCAGTCGTGATTGTTGGTGGATTTAATGGAGTGCCACCTGATTGAGTCTCCTTGACCAGGTAAGCTAAATCACCTGAGCCTGTTGCATTAACAGCCTTAGCTAAACCCGCTTTAACCTTTGCCTGTATATCAAATCCAGCCATTAGAAAAATTCAGTGCGAGTTAAACCGCCTGCCCCACTAGCTCGCCCACAAGGTGAGTTGGCATAGCCCTGTAATGTTAGCGGGTAGAGTGCGTTATCAACGCCTTGTATCGTTGAGTTTGTTTTAGTGTTGCCATCTTGATATGTTTCTGAGTAAACACCATCAACATTAAAACCCGAAAGGTCTAATCCGTTGTCTACCGTGTTTGTCCCATAGCCTGAGTTAATTGCATCAGAGTAATTCAACTGCGCTAATTTAACGCTTAACGGGATTGTTTCGCTATCAACATCAACGCAATTACTTACCACGTTTATACGAGGGTATATGCCTGTTTGTATCGTGTGAGTTCGTGAGCCTTGCAATGATGACTCACTGACTAATAAGCCATTGTAGCCCTTGCGTAGTTGCACCTCTGCCTCTGTGTCATCAGTGGCAATGACTAGCCCGTAATTTAAAGCGAGCGTACGAGCATCGACTAGCGTAAGGAAGCTATCTGCATCAACTACACCGCTTCCATCTTCAATTATTAAACTCATTGCGCCACCCTATGAAAAAGAGCTGATAGATATTTCAGCGTGTGTATAAGTAAGTAGTATTCGATTGTCTTGGTTGTGCGTGTTAGTTATTTTTGCTATAAAAAATGAACTCGGCGAATATATGCGCGAGCCTGATGCTGGTGAAATATCACCCGAAGAGTTAGAGCCTGAGCCTGTGCTATTTAAAAAGTCTGTCTCTCTGATTATTCCATCAGTTGTCGGAGTTGCTATAACGCTTAATTCCATTTGTGCGACGTTAGCACTATTTCTGTTTTGGTTAAAAATAGGCAAAAGAGAGCCAGCAATTACGCCTGTCGAGTCCCATAATATCTCTAAATCTGCGCCGCCTGATTCTGACTTGAAACGCCTTTCTTGTAACGCAACAACTACACCGCTTTCCACTGGTGGCATTTGATAAAGGACATATACAGTATCAAGCGTTGACAGTACAGCCGTAAACTCTGAGTAGTACCGATACCCCTCCGCACTTGCCAGCTCTGCTTGCGTTAGCGGTAAAGTTCTTACTCTTGTGTCGGCAAGTATATCGCT